TTGTTCTTGACCTTTGCGTATACGTTTGACGGTGTTGGTTCGGGCGGCAGACCAAATGCTGCCGTCCTCCTTGACAAGCCAAACGACGCCTTTTTCTTGGATCAGGATTGTTTGCATGATGTCTATGGGTTGGTAGGGCAGTCGTAATGCTATCAAACTTAGTTGCTATGCTCAAGCACCATGAAGGTGTTCGGTATCGACCATACCGATGCGGGGCGCGGCTTTGGACCGTGGGCGTTGGGAGGTTGATCGACCCCTCGCATCTCAAAGTGCCCTATGAACGCCGCTTAGAGCTTCCAATCCCCGATGGCTGGGACAGAACACTGACAGAGGAAGAAGTCGATGCGCTACTTCAAGAGGATCTTCAGCGGTTTCTTCCGGGGGTACTCCGACTATGTTCTGTGGTTCCTCTTAGCAATCGCCATCTGGCACTCGCTAGTTTCGCTTTCAATGTTGGGCTAGGCAACCTTCAGAACTCGACCCTTCGCATGAAGCACAATAGAGAAGACTACGAAGGAGCTTCGGAGGAGTTCAAGAAGTGGAACCTATCCGCTGGTAAAGTGTTGCCGGGACTGGTGACTCGCAGGCATGACGAGCGGGCGTTGTACTTAAAGGCGTAACTATGCTCAAGAAATTTCTACTAAAGCCCGGGGTTAACCGCGAGAATACGCGCTACACCACGGAGGGTGGCTGGTATTCGTCTGACAAAGTTCGCTTCCGTCAGGGCACGCCGGAGAAGATTGGAGGCTGGGCGCGGATCAGTGCTAATACGTTTTTAGGTATATGCCGGTCGTTGTGGGTCTGGGCCAATCAGGCTGGAAGCGTGTTGATTGGTGTTATGACCTCCACTAGGCAGTACGTATCGTTTAACGGGTTGTATCAGGATATTGGCCCGGACACGTTTCTTACTAATGGAGCGACATTCGCTGCTACTCCCGGGTCATCATTAGTTACTGTTTATACCAATCTAATTCCTCCTACTACATATTGGGCAGGAGCATGGGTTGTCATTGAAGGCGCAGCTAGCCTCGGCGGGAATATTACTGGCGCTTTATTAAATCAAAAACACACAATTGTTAGCGTTACAAGTCTATCGCCTGCCGCATTTACGATTGATGTAGGCGTTCAAGCCAACTCTAGCGACTCCGGCAACGGAGGTGGCGCTGCTACTGCACGGTTTTTTGAGCCTGCCTGGAGTCAATACGCAAGTCAAGCCAACTTTGGTCAGGACTTGTTGTTTAATTACCGTGGCGGTTATCTGTGTTCTTGGAACGGCTCATGGGGTTTCTTTATCGGGGCAACAACGGTAACGGTTTCTTGCACTGGTAGTGGCGACTTATTCGTAACCACCACTAATTCATACGAAGGCCCAACAAATTCCGAAACGCCTCTCCCGGTGGTCTTTACTACTAACGTATCGCCGTTAGTAGCTAACACTACATACTACTTACGCAAAACCACAAACGGTGCTGCAACAGTTTTTAGAGTGTATGCGAATGCTGATTATTCCGGATCTCCTATAAACGGGACCGGGACGTTTTCTGTTAGCGCAACCGTTAATATCAGCGCCACTAGAGTGTTTGACACAGGCACTGCTGCAAACTCTCCCGATGCTGTTAACTACATGCTGGTCTCGGACATCTTTAGGTTTGTGTTTTGTTTTGGAGTTAACAACTACGGTATTACCGGCGGTTCTTTCCCGTCTAAAGAGTTGATCTCGCCAATGTTGATTCGCTGGTGCGATCAAGAAAACTACACAGACTGGACGCCATCCGCTACAAACCAAGCTGGCAGTCTTACGTTATCTCGCGGTTCAGAGATCATCACCGCTGCTCAAGCCCGGCAAGAGGTGTTGGTCTGGACAGACTCAGCCCTTTATTCCCTCCAATACCTAGGAGCAGACCCTTGGTGGGGCGCTCAGATTGTTGGAGACAACATCTCTATTGTCAGCCAAAACGCTTGGGCATACGCCGCAGGAACCGCGTTCTGGATGGGGCGGGATAAGTTCTATCTTTATAACGGTAACGTAACCACACTGAACTGTGACCTTCGCCAGTACGTGTTTAGCGACATCAACACAGCTCAATACGATCAAGTCTTCGCTAATACAAACGAAGGGTTCAATGAGATTTGGTGGTTCTACTGTTCTGCCAACTCGTCTACTATTGATCGGTACGTTGTCTACAACTACGTTGAGAACATCTGGTACTACGGCAACATGGCCCGGACTGCATGGGCAGATTCAGGTTTAAGAGATTATCCAGTAGCTGCTACGTATCTAGGCAACCTAGTCAATCATGAGCTTGGAGTTGACGACGACTCTACCGGGACTCCTGTAGCGATTACCGCTTCTATCACTTCCTCTGAGTTTGACGCAGATGACGGCGACAAGTTCGTATTCATCAAACGAGTTCTGCCAGATCTTACGTTTAGAGGATCAACCGCCGGGAGCCCGAGTGGTGTTTTGACGTTTAACGTACTTAAGAACTCCGGGTCGGGATATATGTCCCCGGCTTCGGAAGGCGGGAGCAACGACGCTACTGTTACGAGAACTGCTACGGTTCCTATCGAAGCATTCACCGGGCAGGTGTATGTAAGGCTTCGTGCTCGACAGTTGTCTATGAAGTGGGAATCAACAGGGTTAGGCGTAACATGGCAGCTAGGCGCTATGAGGCTAGACATGCAGCCTGACGGCAAAGCATCTGGATCGGGGGTTTCCGGTGGCTAACTTTGTTGTTACAACTGACTATGCGCTTAGGCAGGTTCCGCCTCCGGCGTTACCTAGCGCTCAACCTTCGTACTCTCAGGCGTATCAGGATCAGTTTAATAACGTTCTAAGGCTGTACTTTAACCGCCTAAATTCGCTGCTGGGGCAACTTATGGCAACCGGATCTTCCTCATCAGGGATTTTAATTTCCTTCCCCCCGACTGCGTTAGATGCCTTTGGCAGGCAACGCGTAAGCGAACCTTACACGTTGTTCGATAGTCAGAATCGCTACGCTGCTGATAACCAATTTAGTACGTTTACCAGCGGGACAGGTTCTTCGACATATAACGCTAATCAAGCGTCAATGTCTCTAACGGTCACAAGCGGTGGAGTCGGTCAGGTTATTCGTCAAACCTTCCGTAGATTCCCGTATCAGCCGGGTAAAGGACTGTTGGTATTAGCTACGTTTGTCATGAGTGGCAGTACGGCCTCCTCTCTTTATCAACGCGTAGGGTACTTTGACTCACAAAACGGCGTGTTCTTCCAACGGCGTACGGGTGTTAATTCATTCGTTCTGCGTTCTTATATCTCTGGTTCTGCAAGTGACGCACGGAAAGTAGATCAGTCAGACTGGAACGGCGACAAGTTAGACGGGACCGGAGCAAGCGGATTAACGTTAGACGTTACTAAAGCGCAGATTCTATGGATGGACTTTGAATGGTTAGGTGTTGGGTCTGTGCGCTGTGGTTTTATTATTAACGGTCAATACATCGTTTGTCACACGTTTAATAATGCTAATGATATTTCTACCGTTTACATGACCACTGCAATTCTGCCGGTCAGGTATGAAATAGATAGCACTACCGTAGCCGTAGCGGCTACCCTTACGCAGATTTGCTGTTCTGTAATCTCAGAAGGCGGGTTTGAACAAACCTCTATAGATCACGTAGCCAGACGCACGACGGAATTCTTAAACATTGACACTACTGCTACGTTCTTCCCAATCGTTTCTATTCGTCTGGCATCAACGGCGTTAGGAGCAGTTGTGCTACCTAACAGGGTTCAGTTCTTACCTCTGACTAACCAGAATTACGAAATCGCTCTGTTGAAAAACCCAACGTTGACAGGCGCTACATGGGCGGCGACAGTCCCTTCAGATGCCAATGTTGAGTATGACGTAGCAGCCACGGCTATCACAGGCGTTGGCACTATAGTTCAAACAGATTACATTACGTCTTCAGGCAGCGCAGGCGTCAGCAACACTAGCGCCCCGACGGGGTACAACTGGGACTTGCAGATTGGGGCTTCGCTTACAGGGGCTAGTGATGTCTACACACTTGCTGTTAGAACCGTGTCAGGCGCCACAAAAGGGTCTGGCGTTGGATCTATATCCTTCTACGATCTGACACAGTAGCCATGAAAGAACTCAGCACACAAGACATTATTAAAAAGTCAGACGAACTGAAAGATGTTGGTCGCGGCTGGGAAGAAGTCTATACGGCGATCTATACATCAATCGCCAACAACACCCACAGAGTGCTGAGAACCGGCAATACGCTTCTTTGGATCAAACTTCTGCCAAACAAAAGCGCGCAGATGTATGTGTTTAACGCTGACCCACCGAAGCAGTTCCTAAAGAACATGAAAGAGTTTGCAAAGGCTCTTGATCGGGTGGGGTTTAACAAAGTATTCGGGGAAAC